CTCCTAACCTTCACACTGAACTCAACGCGCATGGTCGGCTACATCGTCGGCGAATTTCACGCCGCGTTGCGCGCCTTCCGCGATGATGAATTCCAGAAACGATGACATTTTTTTCGTGCTGAGTTTCGATGTCTGATGCCCGTAGGGAAAGAATGACGTGCCGTCGAGCGTCGGCAGGAATTCCACCTGCTCGCCCCAGGCATGCAGCATGATCGCCTTCCAGCGGTCCTTATCGAACGACTGCCCATTGATTTGCAATTGCTCGGCGATCTCCCCCAGCATCGCCCACATTTTCCGGTTCTGCTCGGACGAGCGCGTTTCCTTTTCCTCGTCCACGATCATCTTGTAGGCGTGGCCTGATGTGGCCGGGGGCGTGTTCATAAAAAACCTCACAATCTGTTCTGCGGTTGGTTCCTTCATGCCGCCGCCCTCTGTCCGTAGGCGCGCACGCGCGCGACCATGGTCTGCAGTTCGTTGTTGAACTCGGCCAGCTTGTCCATCAGCATGTCGATGTAGTCTTCGTCGCGTTCGGCGCGACGCACGAACATCGGCATGCCCGGCCAATAGACGCACAGGTCAACCCACTGGCGTACGGTGACCAGCAGCGCGCCCTGACATTGGGCGATGTGTTCTGGCGGAAATCGCTTGGCGTCATGGGTGGCAATAAGCAGTTCGGGCTTTTGAGTTTTCAGTTCGAGCACCCCGTCATCGCCCAGTAGGGCATCGGGGCTGCAGCCGACATAGGCGCGGCGCATGAAGCCCACCAGCGTCGGCCGGGTATTGTTCCAGCCAAAAACATAATTAGCGCGGGCCTCGGCCTCCATCTGGTTGCCGCGCTCCATCGCTTCCGATTTGAATGTTTCGGCCGGCTGGCCGGTAATGATCTCCCCGGCAAGGCGGCGCATGTAGGTTGCGCGTACCTTGCCCTCGCCCTTGGCCAGCACCTGCGAAAAGCAGGAGGCGGTCGGGATGCCGAGGCGGGCCTGGAACCATTCCGGCGAACCCTGGACGCAGTCGATGATCTCGACCGTCATTGCGTTTTCCATTTTGCGGCGCCCGGCGACTTCGGCCATGCAATGATTTTCTGCCGCAGCGTGTCAAACAGTGATGCCGGCACCTCGGCGAGATTATCGTGGCCGAGCGTCTTGACCAGCAATTCGATCCACTCCTGTTGCACGTCCGGGTCGCAGTATTCGCGCGCCTTCTCCCACACGTATTCCATCTGCTCGGCATTGAGCAGTTCTTCCGTCTTGTCCTTGCCATTAGATCGGTTGGCGGCGTTGGCATCGTCGTCTTCATCGGCGGCAATGCCAATCAGAGCAGAGAGCGAATAGCGGCGCGCATAGGTTAGCGCGGAGCCGATTTCTTGCGGTCGCCCGGACATCGGCAGGGGGTGCTCGCTGGCAATCCATTGGCCGGACGTATGCAGCAGCCGGGTGTGCAACACCCCGTCGCCGATCGTCTGCACGATGGCGAGGCCATTGGTGGACAGCGGCTTGCGCGCGGCGTCGAAGATAGCGGCCAAATCGGCATATTTTGATTTGAAGTGCGGGTTGATCCGGTTCATGACGGCGTTCTGCATCGCACCTTGCGCGGCGGCCAAGGCGGCGGCCAGTTCGCTGATCTGCTCGGATGTTTTCATGCCCGACATAGACAGGCGCTGGGCTTCAATGGTCATGACTGTTCCATTCCATCCGATGTCATGGTGTCCAACTCGCGGATTTCGGCGAGCCGATCCTGCAGACGATGTGCGGCGGCGCTGGCCAATTCCGTTTCGTTCATGCGGTTGAGCCGAGCGTTGATGTTTTCGGCTTCGTAGTAGAGGTCCATGGTTGCGTCCTTGCGGGCCTGCTCGACCTGCTCGCGCAGTTCCTTCACGCGCTCGCGGTCTAAGGGCATGCTCATCCCGTACTCGGCGATTTCGAGCCGGATTTGGAGGGCGCGGAAGTGTTGCTTGGGGGTCATACCCGGACCTCCCAACGGCGGATGAAATCAAGCAGCCATCGGCGCTGCACGGGGCTGGTATCCTCCTGTTTCAAGATCGAGTAAGCAGAACGAAATCGGAAATTGTTGTCCTTTGCCCATGCCTTTAACTCGGCCGTCAGATCAGCAAACTCTCCCGCTGACCGACTGTAGATGACCATTCTCATATTGTGCGTCATGTCCTGCTCCTCGTTGGCGATGACCTACCATGTCACAAGCTGTGACAGGAAGCAATAGGGTCACCACATTTATTTTTACCGGCGCGGCGTGCGTCACCACCGCGCCGGGCAACAGTTGCGGGAGCCTTACGGCTGCGCTATATATCACAACTTGAAAACATCCACAGGGTGTGGCAATGCGTAAACGCATGTTGGTGGTATCCAACTCATTCCAGGCAATCGGCGCGCTCGGCGGCACCCGCGACGTGGCTGCGCTGTTTAATCCCCCACTGAATTACCGTGTCGTGCATAACTGGCTCGACCCCAAACGCGGCCTGCCGCCCCACAGCTACCATGTGCTGGCGCCGGCCCTGATCCAGCGGGGCTTTTCGTTCCATCCGTTTCTGTTCGGGCAACTGCTACCGGCCGAGCGGCGCCGCGGCCGCCCGCGTCAGAACGAGCAATCCCTGTCGATCTAACAAAGAGGGCCAGCATGACTGACCGATTGCACGACCTTGTCGTTGGCCTGCAGCGCATGGCCGAGAGCGCCCGCGCCCGCAGCGATGACCTGCGCTACATCCAGCAGCGCGATACCGACGAGCATCTGCAATGGCTCGACAGCCTGCTGGCCATGGTCGAGAAGGTACGGGGCGTGCTGATCGAGGAGCGGCAGGCGTTCATGGGCCCGCCGCGTGAGAAGCCGGCGCAACTGCCGAAGGACATACCGGGAATGCCGCGGGTGGTCGCCAAGGGGCCAAGGGAAGTCGCCGGGTGACACTTGTCGGGGGACACCTGGGTCACGCTCACCCCCATTGATATCGAATTCTGCGATTGGCTCGGCGTCGAGCGTAACCGCACCCGCAACGCCACCGGCTCCAAGCACACCAACAACCGCCAGATCACCGAGGCCGGGGCGATCGCCGGCCATATCCTCGGCACTCGCACCGAGTGCGCCGCCAAGACGTATTTCTACATGACGACCTGGCACATCGAGATATTGAGCGATGCCAGTAAGCTCGGCGACCTTCCTGACCTGTCACATCAGCGCGGGAACATCGACGTTAAGGGTGTGCTGCAGCACCATCACCAGCTGCTGTCCCCTGCCCCAGCCATAAAGCCCGATTGGTTCTACGTGCTGGTGTCGGCGCTAGATCATCCGCGCTACTGGATCAGGGGTTGGTGCCGGGGTGTCGACCTGGCGCGCGCCCCGCTGAAGCAACTACAGCCGCGGCGGTTCTCCCACGCGATCGAGCCCGACTCGCCGATCCTGCGCCCGCCACAGGAGTTGTTCGACCACCTACTACCCGTAGTGGGTTAGAATATATTCCTCCTAGCCTGTCCACAGCTTCCACAGACTGTGACAAAATACCGTTGCGCTCCTGTGTGAACAGGTTCACCTTGGTCGCTTCGTCTGGCAGGAGGCGACCAATGGCAACTCCCATCGCCGATATGGTTGAGCAGATGCTTTCCACCGGAATTCCACCGGAAATGATTGTTCTGGCGGTCAGAACAGCTGAGTTGGCACAACCGGTAGCGGATCAGACCGCCGAACGACGCAGGCAGTGGGATCGGGAGCGAAAGCGTCGGAAACTTTCCACCGGAATTCCACTCGCTGTCTCTCTTCCTTCTACTACGACTAACAATCTTACAGTCTCTCAGAAAGAAAGATCAGAGATTGGGGCACTAGCGCGCGAGTTCGCGGAAACATTTTGGCCCGCCTACCCGCACAAGGTCGCCAAGCCAGCAGCATTGAAAGCATTTTCGAAGGCTCGAAAGCGCGCGAGCCTTGAAACCATCATGGCGGGCTTGGAACGCTACGCCAACAAGACCGACGATCGGCATTGGGCCAACGGCGCAACGTGGCTCAATAACGATCGATGGGAAGATCAACCCGGACCAGCACAGGAGGGCAACGGCAATGGAAGACGAGGACAACCCGCACCGAAAGATGACCCCAAGAGCATCCGGGGGGCGTTCGATCGGCTTTTCGCGCGGCTCGATGGAGGCGATGAATTTGGCGAGCCATCACGCCAGACTAATCTTAGGGTCATTCCGGGCGGATCAGGCCAATGATCCTGACGTGTACGTTACGGCGATCGCCCATCTGCTTTCGAAGTATCCGCCAGACATCGGTGCGCGGCTAACCGATCCCAAGGATGGCGTGGCCGGTAAGTTCAAGTGGCTTCCAACCGTGTCTGAGGTCAAGGACGAGGCCGAGCGGCTGCTTAAGAACGAACGCGACCAATCCTATCGGGCCGAACAACTACGCAAGCAGTGGGAATTGCGCGATCGCGTCGAGGCCGAAGACAAGGCTGAGCCGCTGGAGCATCGGCAGAAGGTAGCCGAGCGCATCCTGTGTGAAATTAGGGATGCGTTCAAAAGCGGAGAGCATGAACCTTACAACGTCTTTGTGCCGACGTTCGCCCCACAATACGCCGACATGGTCAGGCGGGGCGGTCGGCCGGGCGTCAGCTTGGAAGACAAGCGGCGAAAAGGCGTTTGGGTCCGGCTCTCCTGGCTGCAAGGTCGATCGGCGGAAGCCCAGGCGCAACAAGAGCCAACGCCCGCTGTCGTCATGGCTAAATTCCACATCACGCCGGAACAATGGGATGCAATTCCTGATCTGCCACCGCACCCCGATGATCATTGGAAACAGGCCGGCAGATGAAATCCTACGTCATCATGGCCAAGGAAAATTACCCCGGCGCCACCATCAAGGAAATCTGCCGCTGCAACGGTAACGCAAAGGTCATCCGCGACGCATTGGCCGACTACACCGTTACCGGCTCACAAGGCACTCGAATATATAAGTTCAACCACGTTGAAATCCTTGAGGTTTCCGCCCGTAAGCCAAAGGAGGCCCGCGCCCAAATGAAAAAGCCCATGAAAAATATTCATGCTCATTCCGGTAAACCCGACGCAAATCAGCTAAAAACCGTGTTCGATCAGATCGACGTCATGAGAAAAATTCATGACGACGCCATGAGGGCAGCGGATGGCGAGCAAGCGGCGCAAGGGCCGGCCGCGCAAGCCCGGCCTCCCCTCCCGCAACGGAAACTTGAGGCCGAGCCATGAGCCGGTCGTTTCCCCCGCCGCGGTCGCGGCCACGCAGCCACACCGCCAAGGCCTTGGAGATCGTGCGGCTGACCAAAAGGCCGAGTCGGAGCTCGGTCGGATGGCCCTACGGGGTCAGGTCACTGCGCTCCAATGCTTGGCCGGTCAACGCTACGCCGCTCAGTGGCGAGCCTACCTGGGAACGCTGGATGGCCCTAGGAGCCCGCAGCGAGGCCAAGGGCGCGGAAACGGATGCAACCCGGCAGATTGCCGAGAGCGAGGAGCAAACTGCGCCTGTGACCTCGCCAGGCGGCTCTGGACCCGTTCCGTCTTCGCCCTCACCGCCGCCCATCCGCAGGCGATACTGGTGACGGCGCGGGTGTGCTGCTGGGATGTGCCGTGTCCGCCGTGGGCGTTGCCTGTGCTTCGCTGTGGATTGGACGCGCTGGCGGAAAGTCTAGGATTGACAACGCGGAACAAATCGCGGCCTGTGGAAAACCTCAATCCCAACTATGTCCGGGCGGCGCTGTGACTGATCCTGTCACCATCGGCGATGCCGTGTTGTATTTGGGTGACTGCCGCGAAATCCTGCCGACGCTCGGCCGCGTTGATGCGGTGGTGACCGATCCGCCGTATGGCATGGGGTTCAAATCCAACCATCGGGCTGAAAAGTACGACGATATCGCCAACGATGGCGACGCGGCGGTGTTACGGTATGCCTGCCGGATGTTCGCCGATCATTCCAAGTACATCTTCTGCCGCTGGAACAATCTTGTGCAACTGCACAAGCAGCCCAAATCGTTGATCACTTGGGTGAAAAACAATTGGTCTATGGGTGATCTTAACGGCGAGCATGCTCGTCAAACCGAGTGCATCCTGTTCTATCCGGGGCTGCAGCATCGATTTCCCAGAGAACGTCCGCGCGATGTGATCCATGCTGCTCGATCCGGCAACGAGCATCATTCATCGGAAAAGCCGGTGGATCTGATGGCGCAGATTGTGGGCTGGACGCTGGGCTGTGTGGTCGACCCATTCATGGGATCGGGCTCAACGGGCGTGGCCTGCGTTAAGCAGGGCCGATCGTTCATTGGCATCGAGATTGATCCGAAATACTTCGATATTGCCTGTCGTCGGCTCGAGGATGCATCGCGGCAAAGCGATCTGTTTCTGGCCAAGCCGGCCTGGGCCGATATGTGGTCGAAACCGTTCGATTTCTCGCAAGAGCCGAAAGGCAATCCTAGTTAGCCTAGCCCAGGAATGTGCGACCTCCTCGCGCTGGCGCCTGGGATAGCGGCCGGCGGCCTTGGTCCCGATACAGGCCGCCGGTTCGTTTCATGAGGGGTTGTGCATGGCCAGACTGCGACGAAGGTGAGTTATGAAGCCCAATGAAGACGAGAGCATACGGCGCGTGATCGAAGGCGTGCAGAACTACTGGCTAAAACGAATAATGAA